GTTTCCCAGTCACGATCAAAATCTGATATTTTGGACAGTTAAAAGGTCAATTAAGTTATCAATAAATTAAACTGGAAACGAATTGTTTCGGTATGTGGGTGGTTGGGTGACACATCGGGCGCGGGTCAATCTGCGGGCGGGTGCGGTCCACTGGTGGAGGGTTGAAATTTCTAGCGGAAAATTTCGGTATAGAAATTTCGCATTGCCGACCTGTTTTGAGATGTGTCGCCCCGCATTGCCGACCTATTTTGAGATGGGTGGGTCGCTCGCATCGTCGCCGTATTTTGAGACGAAATTCCCGAAAGAATTATTTCGCATTGCCGACCTATTTTGAGATGGAGACTTGCGCCCTGCGTCCGAACGTGTCAAAAGGGTTTTGACATTCATTTTTCAGGATAAGAACACTATGGATGAAGAACTCATACGGGCGGCGCTTGCACTCGATCCGACCCTGAAACTTCCGCAACAGGTCGAATTCCCTGAAACCCAAAAGCAGGAGTCGGCGGTTCCGGGCGTGTTGGTTACCCGAGTTCTGGCCCACTATGATCGCGATGGATCGCCCGTTTATATCGAACATCTCACCTTGGGTGGTTGCAAATGATGAACTTGCGCCCGATGCTTTCCGAGGAAGCCTCTATGCAGGTCGATCTTGCCGCTAATGGGGAGGCAAGCCTTTTGCAATTCCCTATGATTGCGCAGGTTAAATTTGACGGTTTTCGCTGCATTATGCCGCATGGAAATCCGATGACTCGCACGCTGAAGCCGATCAGCAATAATCATGTTCGTAATCAGCTTAACCGGGGCTTTGGCCACATCACCGAAACCTTGGCCTCGCGTCTGGGTGAGGGTCATCCCCTGCATGGTTTCGACGGTGAGTTGATCGCGTTGAACGCGGAAACGCTATCGGAAGAGGATTTGCACAGGACACAGAGTCGAATTAACTCTGCGGCGGGATCGCCACGCTTTGTCTATCACATTTTCGATGACTTCAGCAATTCCAATTTGCCTTATGAAAAACGGCAAGAAATTCTGAACAAACGAATTGCTGATCTGCGGGAAAATACCCCAGAAGCCAGATTGGAAACGAATCCGAAACTACGTTCGAAACGAATTCATGACCACGTTTTCCAAGCGGTTGAGTCTAGGTTTTGTGAGCGGATCGAAGACGTTTTGGAATTCGAAGCCGAATGCCTCTCATGGGGTGCCGAGGGTATTATGCTCAAGGCACTCGGTAAGAAATACAAGTTCGGTCGTTCGACACTCAGGGAAGGTTTGTCACTCAAGGTCAAGCGTTTCAGCGATGACGAGGCAACCATCATCGGTTTCAACGAAAAAATGATGAATTTGAATGAGGCCACGCTTGACGAACGGGGTTTCACGAAAAGATCATCTGCCAAAGCAGGGTTGTCACCGGCTGGGACTCTTGGCAATATCGTTCTGAAATGGAAAGGGGTTGAATTCGAAATCGGGACGGGTTGGGATGCTGCAACCGCGTTTCAGATTTGGAATAGTCGTTCGGCTCTGATCGGAATGAAAGTCAATTTCCAGTATAAGGGAACTGGCCCGAATGGTAAGCCGCTTATCCCTAGCTTCAAAGGAATTCGATATGACGTTTGACCCCTCTAAACTCAGTGTGAAAGTGGGCGACCTGCATCCGGTATGGTGGGAAACTTTCGATGGTCGTCCAGCGGGGGACCATCTGGCGCGAATTCTTGAAATAAAGCCTTACACTGGCCCGCTGGATTTTGTCGAATGTATCCTCGTTCTTGAAGCCCCGACCTTGCGGGGCGGTAAAACTGAAATGAGTCTGACTCGAAACAACAGGTAAGGTAAAAACATGACATACGAAGAATTCAAATCCACGTTTCCGGTCGGCTCGAAATTCAAAATCATGGGTGGAAGCCGAAAGGTGGTTGTCGGCTTCTTGGATGATGAAAAGTTGGTGGTCACGCGGTATCATCGTAACAATTCTTCCGGTTATCGTTACGAGGCGATGGATGCTGAGGATATTGCGTTTTGGTCGAAACACATGGAGAAATCGAAATGAAAAAGTTCAAAGTTAAAGGTCGGATCGAGCATTGTGCGCTTTTTGCGCCGAACGGGTTGAAGGTCTCTTCTGAAAAGTTCGGCTTCTTCTTGCATTCGTTGCGCGATTTTGAAGGATCAAATGAAGATTTTGCAGCGATTAACAGTCGCCTTCGTGAATCCGAATGTCAGGATCGAATTTTTCGTGAAGGTATTGTAATGTCAACACGTCAACGACCTGTTGTCATCGGTGTGCCGCAAAAACTCATTGAGTTCGGAATTATCAACAATGTGAATGTTGATCTGTTTTTGAATTCACTTGATGTTGAAATTGTGGGAAGTGCCTACCAGATCACGAGGCCGAATTGCAGCACCGCTACTGCAATGATGCAGCGTTTCACTGTTTCAGCGGTTCGCTTCATCGAAGTGCCAGTTGTGCCCACTGAAGATCAGTTGTGGGAAATGTCATGTGCACATGACATTGCGTTGGCCAGACACGCAATTTTGCGCGCGAAATATGACCACTGACGCTGATCGACCCCGCGTTTCAAAAGTAAAACTTGAATACCTTGACCCATGGGCTGCATGTTCGGTTCTGGGTCAGGGCTGGCGACCAATGGGTGAATATATCGTTCGAATCAATATCCACGGCACGATTACGGGGCGTCGGAAAATCACTGATGGTAAGGTGTTAATCACCGAATGGTGTAGGAGGGCTGTTCTCAATGGCGACTGACGCTTACAACGGTTTCAAATCCCGGTTCAAAGTTGGTGATAGTATCACCATTAGTGGTGGTCCCGCTTGGATTGTATGTGTAATGGACGAAACGGAAAAAGACACTTGAAACTGGAACGATGACCAGATAGAAATAGAATCATCGAAGAGACGAAAACATACCGACAAATCAGGAGAAGCACCAAATGTCCGTTTTCAAGATCGAAAAGAATATCCCCATGCCCGGCAACTCGGGTCGCGGCCCGACCGTCGATTACCCCTTCCTTCAAATGGAAGTTGGTGATTCGATCTTTGTTCCGGGCATTGACGCGAAGAAAGCCAGTGGTCAAATCGGCTACTGGAAGAAAAACCACGGTCTGAATTTTTCGGTTCGCGCCATGACCGGCACGGTTCTGGACCCCGAAACGGGCGAAGAAACCGAGGTTGATGGTGTTCGCATCTGGGTTCGCCCTGTCGAAGAAAAGTCGAACCGTGGCCGCAAGCCTGCCGATGCGAAGCCCGCTGTTGAAACCGAAGCCGCTGAAGGGACCACCGCTGAAGAAGCTGAAGAAGCTGAAGAAGCCGCACCCGCACCGGCAAAGCCCGGAAAGCGTGGCCGGAAAGCTGACGCTGCCGAAAGCGATTACTGACCCCGGTTCCGGCTGGGCCTGACCAACCCGGCTGACGATCCGCAACTGACAGGATCACGGTTGCGTTGATCGAGATGGAGGGCGTGCCGCACCAGGGCACGCCCTCTTCTATTTATGCCAATGCTACGCAATGAGGTGGGTGGTTTCGATGAAAATTCGAATCAAATTGGTGGAACTTTCCACATTCGAAAAAGCGAAAGCCGATGGGAAATCGACATGGGGTCTGCCGTCGATAACGATCAGTCGAAATGTCAGCGCAGAACAAATTGAGTTAGGGATCGTTGAGGTTTCCAAAATTAAATACCGAATTTTGGAAACTTACAAACCCCGTCGAAACAAGAAATAGGCTCCCACTATGAAAGACGTTGTTGAGAACACCCGCGAGTTTTCCAAAAGATCGAATGACAAACATACGAAGGTTGGGGCTGCGCTTCTCACCATGCGCCCTGATGGTGAGTATCGAGTCGTCACTTATGGTCACAATCAAATTATTGATCGTGGCGACGATTCCAGCTTCGAGCGACCCAAGAAATACGAGCGCGCCATTCACGCTGAGGTCATGGCAATTGGCAAGGCCGCAATGATGGGGCATTCGACCGATACTGCGGTGCTATATGTGACTCACCCCCCTTGCCTTGAGTGTTGCAAGTTGATTGTTGCTTCTGGAATTTCTGCGGTTATCGTTGGAAATGGTTCATATTTTAGCGACAGTTCTGAAGAGCGCCAACGTGCGGAATTTATGTTGCGGGACGTTGTTGTCATGGGTGAAGACGAGGCGATTTCCCGTCGCATCATTGGTTGTTGTAAATAGGGTATTGATAAGCGCAACCAACCTGCTATGAATAAGCATCATCTGGGAGAAGAAGATGCTTATTCAGATCAACGAACACTACGCGATAGCCGCTGCCTCGATTGTCTCCATTCGCCTCCATGAAGCAGCGCGACCGAGCCATGGTGTGATTGGGAACTCGCTCGTTTTGCATGTTCAGGGTAAGAGCGCACAGGAGATATTCAGCGACCTTGTTTCCACGATAAACAAGGTCACTGAACCGCAGGGCGCGCGACTTCCCGACCGGGGGTTGACTGGTGATAGGCGACTAGTTTCGCCTGACGACTATGGCTATGACGCTTGCCATCATGGCGACTTCGATCCGGGGGCTTAGTGTCTGTGCGCAGCTACGTTTGGTGTGAATTGGTCTGTTTTCGTTGTTCCTCAGCGATTGGTGGACGCTTTACCACTGGCCATATTCCACGCCGCGAACTTGCGGCGTCAGCAAAAAGCGCAGGCTGGATCATGGTTGAACCAGTTGAAGGTTTTCAAAAAGACTGGTGTTGCGACAAGTGCAGGATGGAGATTTAGAAATGCGACATGTTGTTTTGGGTGTGGCATTTGCTGCCATCGGCTATATCGTGACTGGAAATCTGTTCGTTTTGGGCGGGGTTTTGGTTGCGATCACCAGCGCCATCTATAACTGAGGTGTAAAAAATGACGAACTGCGAGAAAATCGACCGACCCAATTCGGAATACATGGATTCCATCCTCGGACAGCGTTTCGACGTTCTGGATCATGGCTTCATCCGGGTCATCGATTATATGGGCGATGACAACGCGGTTATTCAGGCTGCGCGGGTCAGCTATGGCAAAGGCACGAAAGCGGTGAACGAGGATCGGGGTTTGATCCGCTATTTGATGCGCCATTATCACACAACACCGTTCGAAATGTGTGAAATCAAGTTGCATGTCAAGCTGCCGGTTTTCGTGGCGCGTCAGTGGATTCGACACCGCACCGCGAATGTCAACGAGTATTCGGCGCGCTATTCCATCTTGGACGGTGAGTTCTATCTTCCTCAACCTGAGCAGATGATGTTTCAATCGACAGACAACAAACAGGGCAGGCAGGGGGTAATGCCGCCTGAAATGTCGTCGGTTCTGTTGCGGGTTCTGAAGGAAGATGCGACTCGGGCGTATCGCAACTATGAACATATGACATACAATAACCCCGACGATCCGAATGACCCCGACAATGTGAATTTCGCACGGGAACTTGCCCGTATCAATCTGCCGACTTCCATCTATACACAGTGGTATTGGAAGACTGATCTTCACAATTTGCTGCATTTCCTTCGGCTGCGAGCAGACAGTCACGCCCAATTCGAGATTCGACAATACGCCGAAACAATCTCGGATATTATCGCAGGTTGGGTTCCTCTGGTGCGCGAGGCTGCGGAAGATTACCTGTTCTCGGGGGTTCAACTTTCCAGAATGGAACTTTTTATGGTTCGGGAAATCGTCAAATCAGCGGCCCCGTTTGACGCTGAGGTTTTCGACCGCTTGGGGCGAAATTGCGGCATGAGTGGGCGCGAAATTGCTGCGTTGCGTTCGAAATTGCAAATGTCTTGATCTGACGGAACTGCACGACCCAGCACGTTAAGTGCTGGGTCAAACTTTAGGAGTTTATCATGGCCCGTGGGCGCAAGAAAAATGAAGACAACGAGCGGGTTGACCCGTTTGAGTCTGGCAGCAATGATGCAGCAGCGGTTTTGCTTGATCTGATTGAACAGATTGAACAGAAGCAAGGCGAAATCGCAGAAACAAATGAAGAAATTCGTGAACTGATGCGAGAAGCTGGTGGTCGGGGTTACAATACGAAAGTCATTCGGCGCGTGCTGGCTGTTCGTAAAGCAAAGCGGAAAAACGCCGAACTTTACGAGGCGGAAGAACACGAGTTCGAAACCTACATGAGCGCCCTCGGTTTGAGTGAATATTGATGAAATGGGTGCGCGATGAAATTGCAGCAAATCGGATCGAAAGTGTTTCGATAACGAAAGAGCCAAGACTCGGTGATATCGGCTTGCTGGTCAAATGGCGCGGACCCGGATTGATTTCGACATGGATTTCTGGAAACAGCATCGAAGAATGTTTCCAGAAATTAGAAAAAATTGATTTGCCATCTGAAACGTGGGCTGGTATGTTGGCAAGCAAGGGACAATTCCGAAATTCTGATGTGGAAGTGTCCTTCGATCAATATCTGAAATCAGTTGGGGTCTTGAAGTGAAACCGATGGAATGTTGTTTCAAATATCGCGATGGGCGCAAGGTCTATCTTGAGGTTGGGCCGAAAGATGATATTCGCACCGTTATTCCTGTCATTATTTTGGACGGGACACACTTCGTTTTCACCCGCGTTAGCGGTTCGTCAGTGCTGACCTATTATGAGAGTGATCCGCCGAAACAAATCAACACCGTCGCTGCACCCATGCGTCCGAAATTGAACCCAACACTTCAGACCTTCAGCGGCAAGTTGGTATCGATTCTTGAACCTGTTTTGGAAGATATCGACATTCTCGATATCGCACATTCGCTTTCGATGATTTGCCGATATAACGGTCATGTGTCTCGGTTTTACTCGGTGGCAGAGCATTCGGTTCTGATGTGCAGATCGTTTTACGAACACGGTTACGAGGATGAAATTCAGCGTGTTGCACTGATGCACGACGCCCCTGAATACCTTACTGGTGACGTGACAAAGCCATTGAAGGGTGTTATCGCGCCGATTTTCCGACCAATCCAGAACGCGCTTTGGGGTCGGGTCGCAACACGCTTTGGCCTTCTTGAAACCATCCCGGATATCGTTCATGCTGCCGATCTGCGGATTCTGATGAATGAAAAGGCGCAAGTTTTTGTTCATGATATAGATTGGGGTTGGAACTGTGATCCGCTTCCTGATCTGACTTTGCAGTTCTGGACACCGGAAGAGGCAAAAGTGGAATTCCTGAAAGAAGCTGCACGCCTCGGTATCGCGTGATGAAAATTTGCGCACAAAATCCAGCGAATCCAGAGTATAGCCTTTGTGGTATGGCTGAAGACGCACCTGAAACGGAAGATGATGAAGAGGAATTCGAATTCTCTAGATTTGGAATTCGGGTTACTTGTGCTGATTGCCTCAATGTAATCAGAAATATACATGAAACCTACACCCAAAAGGGTTACACAAAGAAGGAACCATGAAATGACGAATAGTCACATCATGCCCGATGGGATCAAGATTGTGTTTCAAAAGGACTCGGAGTTGGAACCCTTTCGCCATCATGATTTTCACATTGGCAAAAGTAATGGTGATCGGTCGAACCCTGATTACTTTCCACTGGAAACTGTTCTGTGTGCTGCATATGCTCAGGCTGAAGGTGGCAAGGGGGTTGATCGTCACGCCATGGGTGACCCATTCATGGAGCAACCTATCCTGACTATTGGTCGTCTGCTTAAATCGGCGGATGGTGAGGTTTATCAGGCGATCAAAAAAATGCGCGAGGGTCTTCAAATGGCGAAGCGTGGTAAGCATGACGCGGCGATCAAAGAATTCCTCGGGGCAATCAACTACGCAGCAGCGGCAGCGATTTTGTTGGCCGAAGAGCGTTTGGAAAAAATTCAAGTGGAAACTGATGGTTCTTGAAATGGCGAAACAGGCGAAAAGACTGACCCGCAAAGAAAAGATCGAATTGTCGAAAAAGATCGGGATTGATCTTAGCGGCAAGTCGAACTTGGAAATTTCCAAGGTTGTGAACCAGCGGCGTCTCTCCGACGATCTTGAAGATATCAAGAGGAAACATAACCTGTGATTGACACAAAGATTTTCGAATTCGGTGCGACCTCAATTACGGTTGAGGTCGCAAAGTGGAAATCTGACGGTTCCACGCCTGCGACCTACCGTTGTCGGATTGGAACTTACGGTGGTGGGCCTGATGAAATTATCGCAGAGCGTGAAAGTGCGATTTCGGCAGAGCGGGAATGCACCGCAGCCTTCATCGAACATTTCAAAGGTCGGAAGCGAAAACCGCATCCAGCAACGATCAACATTCGTGACAAGTTGCCCGCTGAAGCTGGCGATAACACTGGACCAAGCGCAGTGAAACCCGCTAGAAAGCGCCAAGACGATTACGAATATTGATACTGATGCGGGGGCCATCCTTTGAAACCGATAAAGCCGAGTGCGACACACATTCACCTTATCCGGCGAACAAAACTCAGGGCAACATCTGCCCACTCAATGAAGGTGCGGGGCTTGGATGCCTATTTCAGCCCTTACGAAGCCATTTGGCCGGTCATTGAACTTGAGGCGGATATGCCCCAGCGAATGTGGGAACCTTGCGCGGGAGATGGGCGAATTGTTCGCTGTTTGAAGCAACATGGTTTCAAAACTCTTGCTTCAGATATCGCGGATTATCGAGTCAAGGACGTTGATATTCAAACTGGTGTTAACTTTCTTGAGGTTTCCGAGGTGCCGCCGAATGTTGGGGGCATTATTACAAACCCACCGTTCAAGCACGCCGCAGCCATGATTGAAAAAGCGGTTGATATGGTTCCGTATTCGGCATGGCTTCTCAGACTTCAGTTTTTGGAGTCGGTTGACCGCATGGTATTCTTTCGGAATAACCCACCTGCGCGGGTTTGGGTCAGTTCTCGCAGAATGCCAATGATGCACCGACTTGATTGGAGTGGTCCAATTTCAACATCGAATATTTGCTATGCTTGGTTTGTCTGGGATGATCGGACGACTAAGAAAAAACAGTTCGATTGGTTTGACTGGAAAGATCACTGGCAAGAATTGAATGGTGTTTACTGAAGAGGGAAAACAGATGGGTAGACTCAAGGTGAAATCAGAGGAAGTCGAATACCACGAACATGACGCGATTCAATACAGTGACGAAATGTATTGTAAGCGCTGCAAAAAGCGTTGGGATACCAATGATCCAGATGAACCAAAATGTCTTCCGAAATAATATTTCGGGATGAAATACGCATCTGGGGTTCTGGTGGTGAAACCTCAGTTCGGGCAATGCGATTCAGCATTATCTCATTGGATGGTGAATACCAACTTGCAGTGCATCCTACGCTTGGAAACAGTGATACGTTGACGATAACTGAATGTCAAAGTGGTTTGGCGATCACGATGGATTTGGATATCCGACTTGTCGATTTCCCAGAAGTTTTAATTCCAAGATGCCGCGATTATATGTTCGAATTGCGATGCAAAATTCGTGATCGAAATCTTCTGGATATCATCGAGCGTGAATGTATTCGGATTGCACAAGCTATGGAATTGATAGACGATGATATTCCGTTCTGAAAAAGAATTGGTTGATACGTTCGTTGCAACCATAAACCGCAATATTTGGAACATATACCCTGAGACTGGCGATTTCGACTTGCTATTATCCCGCCGCGAGGATGGTTTCCAGATCGGCGTTGAGGCCAAGCTGACGCTCAACATGAAGGTTGTGGCTCAGGCGGCAGACCTCGCCCAAGGTCGATATGGGGCATTGCGCCCCGGCCCCGATTGCCGAGCGGTGCTTGTGCCCCAGAAGAAGGATCGATCCGAGTTCGACAGCCTCTTGCGTGCCCTTCAGGTGGTGCTGTTGCGTGTCGGTGGTAGGGTTGGTGCCCCTTGGGTTAGCAAGGGCCTTCCTGACGGCCCTGCGGCCCGTGGCGAGTGGCCAGAACACTTCCCCTATAGCCGCATCACCTTGCCCGACTATATCCCAGATGTGGATGCCGGGGTTAAGGGGCCAACCAAGCTGACCTTGTGGAAGGTGAAGGCGATCAAACTGGTGATCCTGCTTGAGCGGCGCGGCTATCTGGTTCGCCGCGATTTTGCGCGCTTTGACATTTCACCTTCAGTATGGACACAACGAAACTGGATCATAAGCGGCCCCGTTCGGGGGCAATACATTCGCGGGCCGGGTGTAATGCCTGATTTCAGGCGTCAACACCCTGTAAATTTCCAACAGATCGAGTCCGATTTCGATAAGTGGAACAGTCGCGATTTGGAAGGGTATATCTGAAACAGGAAACGCCTGCGACCCGGTGAGGCACAGGCGTTTCTTTCGTCGGGGGCAGAGCCGGTCCTGAGTTCCCACCGATACCGCTTCTTGCCGATTTTTGGTCAGCAGTGCCGGGCTGTTCGAATCTTATAGCCCCAAATGCTACGGCATGTCAACTTCAGAAATGACACACCAGTTGAACAGACCATAGGTCACCCCAGACATTACCTTAACCCTCGGATCGGTATCGCGCAAATTGCCGAGTGGATAAGGTGCGTTCGAAGGTTGCCCCATTCCAGCGCGGCCCCAACCATATCCGAGGCGTGATCCTGCGCTTGCTGGCGAACTGAGGCTGAGTGTAATCAAATCGCCTACCATGGTAACCGAACTGATGATGTTTTGAAGCGTGGTGCTATTCGCAGCCCAAACGTCAAAACCCATATTACTTGCCGCCGGAAGTGTGGTTGTGTCGAAAACGTAGCTTCCATTACCACCGGAAACACGAATAACAATTTCAACAGAACTCCACGAAACCAAGCTGAATTCAACGTGGTTGTATCCCCCGTTATCAATATCATACATTACCTTGGAATAATACTCGCCTTTCAGCTTTTGACCAAGCGTTGACATATGGATGCCATTTTTCCAGTTCATTGGATAAAGTGGAAAGATCGAAACTTTATAACTTTCTCTTGCCAACTGAAGTTGTGACAGACCAACAGAGGGGAATGTCGCGTTCGTTCTCGATGTGCAGTGCTGGGCAATGATATAGTTCGGATCAGCCCCATCATAGCCAGCCGCAATAGCTGCGTTTCGAATATTGTTAAACATCGAAACCAACTTAGGGTAATACGCGCCCCTAGCATCACTTGCGTTGGAATAGCCATGAGTCCACCATACCCAATCAAAACCACCATCTTCAAAATGGCTCTTACTGGCCACGATATCAGAAACCAACCTCGACCAGTCTGAGCCTGAAGCCAACTGTTCGATAGATCGACCAGATACCGCAGGATTAAGTGCGAAATATCTGTTTTCCAGTTCCCGCCAATCTGAAACCTGATCCCGAGCCAAATATCGCTCGACCAATGAATCCAAGCCAATAGTCATGCCGGTTTCATATACCCGTTCCTTAAGCGTTTGAACGGTTAGACGATCAGGTGGGCTACCGACTTGCTCACCATACCAACTTAACAGATAGTTTCCAAAGCACAAATTCCCATGTATGCCGTATACCGTTTCAGCGGTTGCCTCTTGACCAACTGCATTCGATTGGCCATATTGCAACACAACCGAAATTTGATTTTCTATGCTACCGATTTGAGCCTTTTTCCAGTTCCACCAATCGCGAATTTGTTGACGTTTTGTCGCGTCAACACGATCCATGACAATCACATGTTCGATTTCCGAGTTGGTGAAAATCAGCGCTGATGCTGAATTCGGCCTTGCACCAATTACCACCCTTGGAAAATTCGAGTCCATTACCCGAGTCGCACCCGTTCCAATTCCTAGTGTGAGTTGGGTTTCATCTGCAAATGCCGTCAGTTCGCCAAGCGTGCGGTTTGGCCCCATCGACCATTCGTAAAGAACAGTATTTTCGTTTGTTGCAGGGGGACCACCTGTAAAATTCTGATATGCGTTTGCACCGTAAACGCTGGAGTCCCGAGCGTTTACCGACCATCTCCCTGTGGAATGGGAAAGGTCAGCACTGACCGCTGCAAACATTCTGGTATATTCAGCGTTACCAGCCCGAGCGACAACGAAAAGTGTCAGTTGTCGTGCCTGAGCCATCGGGGTAAGTGCGCCATGTAGCGCACCCGATCCTCTAGCAAACATAGCCGGTCGATAATCGTGATCTTCGGTCACGATTTTCTTCGGAACTCCGAACGAAACACCGTTGCTATGTTGCACGTTATTGACAACCGCGCCTTGGACGCGATCAACCCAGCTTACGCTAGTTCCATTGATTTCGAAACCCTCGTCAGCACTCCACCAGTATATCGCCCCAATTTCTTCAGGATTAGGTGGTGGAAATTGAACAGTGAACGCTTCCGTAACTTCAACGACCGAGCCTGCGATATTGGAGATGGACACCGCGCAACGAATTTCTGAGTTATCATCTCCAATATCGAGGGTGTAGGTTTCTGAGGTTTCACCCGAAATCGCTACCCCGTTGCGTGTCCATTGAAATGTTGGAGTCGCCGCTGGGTTGCCCTCTGTGAAAACGACTTCGACCCGAAGAATGTCTCCGGGTCGCTGCGCGTTTTCAGAAAGTGTTGCGCTGATGATGGTTGGCGGTGTATATTGCTGACCATCATTCGCAGTTGAAGAATTTCCACCGAAGCCGAAATTCCTGTGTTCTTTTCCAATCACGCGAAACCCTCCCTCACAAACCAAGAACCATCGCGAATGGCACGGTAGTAAACCGTGCGATCACCTTCCACCCGAATGGTGCTTCCCGCAATGGCATCATTGCGATCCAGAACCACACCATCATCCTGATCGGCTGCGGCACTCATTGAGAAAACCACGGCCCCAGATTTGACCATGATATATTCGGCTGCGGTGGTAGTGAAAGACTGCCAAGCCGATGTTGCCAAAACCTTCATGATTAACCCCGAAAAATGGCGGCAACTGCCGCGATGATTTCTTGACCGTATTTGGTCATTGCTGCGCCAATTCCAGTTCCCGCAATACCTGCGAACGCAAGAAAACCAACACCCCGTTGTTCCCACATGCGCACCTTGCCAACAGTGGGCATCACTTCACTGCGCAAAATGGTGGTATTTGTTTGAGATGTGTTTTCAAGTGCCGCAATTCGAATGTCCATATCTTCGAGTCGTTCGGACACGGTGCGGCGATGCTCGTTTGTTTCAGCTTGTGACTGTTTTTGCAGTTCAAGCAACTGGCTCAAGGTTCCTTCAATTTGGCCGAGTTTGAAGGATACGCTAGTGTCGAGATTGTTCATTTGCATCCATCTTTCCAGATTGCGTTGTGGGTCTTGATCTGGCTGATGGTTTCGTCGGTATCTTCGACATGCCATGTGATCGGTTGGAAAATCAGGCAGTCATTTTCGCCTGAACCCGTCATCTTCACGCAACCGCTCATGGTCAGCGTTAGAACCAGTGCGAATGCGATTTGCGCGGGCAAGTCTCTTGCGGAATTCTTCATTCTGCCGTGCCTCTTGTTCGAGTTCCGCGTTCTTGCGGATTTGACGCAAGGCGAAAAGTATCGCCCCCATTACGAGGGCGATATTGGAAGCCCGCTGACCCAGAACATACCAGATCAGGCCGAGTGAAATCAAGACACCGACACCCCCTATGAGGGAAAACAGGTCATTGGCCACGGCGGTAATTCCGCAACATAGGGTATATCGTCAGTGCCACACCTGCGAGCATCAGGAGTGGGGGGATTGCCCTGAGAATTGCCGAATCAAGGGGCATTTCTGCCACTTGGCGTGCAGTGCTGAAGATTACCTCGGTGGCAACGCCAATGCTTGTGATCTTTGCACCTGAAGCCATCGTATCGTTGTCTTCAGCCGCGCTTGGGGCCGGATTGCGCCCGGTCCCCCGCGTCTGTGCAGATTGAACAGCAGCCCACGTCAGCGGCCCAACAACGCCATCAACCGGAACCCCGGCCTTACGCTGAAAGTCACGAATTGCCGCTTGGGTTTTAGGCCCATCTTTCCCGTCAACCTTCAGCGAATACCCAAGATCATTCAAAGCCCGCTGAACCTTGATAATATCAGTATTCGGTTTGGAATTCGCCCAAACGTCATCCGCAGAATTTTCAGAAACCAAACTATAGATTCGTTTGAAATAAGCCTTACGATCCGCGAGGCCGTTGAATCCACCATTGACGGTTTCAGTAATGAAGCCAATATCGTTCTGATCTGCGCGAAGATTCAGACTATGATCTTTCCAGAATTCAAACGCGCTGATGAACATAACATCAGGGTTAAGGATATTGTCGGGTTCATTGACAATATCCTGCCGACCAATAACGATAGCGGCACGCTCATAGTTGCGTTTCCCCGTGATACCCATCGGCCCACGGGCGCGGTATTTCCAACCATCGCCAGCCTTGAGATTTCCGAGTTCTCGGGCTTTCTTCGGATTGCCAATCCCGTAAACCCGTTCTGCGAGTTCGAAACCCTTGCCCGCAAGGGAAATCGCCTCTTTCACACTCACACCAGCACTGTGCTTGCCTGTGCCGAAGATTTCCATGATGCGCTTTGCACTGTAATTCATGTTTTCGCGCAAAGCGGTGAAACCTGCGGATTCATGGGCAATCTGAGCCATGAAATGCGCAAGACGCAAGGGATTGTTGATTTCGTATTTCTCGAAATCGCCGCGCTCAACAGAAATACGCATTGCCTCGATATACGCATCTTTTACCTTGGGGGCGATTTGACGCATCAGGTCTGCATCGATTTTCATATCAGAACACTTTCGGCTGAAGGGGCTTCATAGGTTGCGTCGTCGTATAATCCTGCACCCTTGGTAAAGCGGAACGCTTTAAGATGCAAGTTTCCTGAACTTCCGTTGGTTGAAAGGACGATATTCTTGCCCAAATAGGGTGCGACCTCGCCAATTGCAGGATCAACCGCGAGGCGAACACCATCCATGAAGGTGCTAATTACACCTGACTTTCTCGATATCGCGATGGTTCTGTATGAAGAACCTGAAATGGGTATGCTTCGTGTGAAGATAACTGCATCACTCACGGATCGAACCGTGATTGTCACTGCGGAGACTGACCTTTCGACTCTAATTGGCACTACGCCTGACGAAGTGAAGAATACTGAGGCGGTTGAACCCATTGTTCCCCAGAATTCAAAAGTGAAATCGTCGCTACCAAGATCGACTGCATTGTCGATAATTGGAATTTCCGTTGTTTGTGCATTTCCGAAATTCAATCCAAGATCACTTATGCTGAACATAACATTGTCTTGAGATACCTTTGCCGTGTTAGTGTCTTTATTGGCAACTTCACCACCAATAACATAACCGAAATGGTCGTTAAAATTCAACAACACACGAACATTTGACCAATCGGGATCGGCAGCGCCAGTTGGAAATGCTTCAGTCGGCGGGCTAAATGCCGAGGTGTAGCGTGCGGAACCAATGGTGAGCCTGAATTCGTCAATCAAACCTACAAATTGATTGCTTATCGCAGACGAAGTGTTGCTACCGCCGAATTGCCACGCAAAAGTCATATTGGTGCCGCCGATACCCAACGAGCCAATTGTATATGTGGTTCCCGCGACCCCGTTAACGAAACACTCCACAACACTTCCGCGCCGCTGAAAAGCAACGTGATTCCATCTGGAAAAGAAATCAGTCGGATCGGTTACTTGAAAAAACACTGTCCGCGTGGTTCCAACTGACGAGTCGCGGAATTCAAAAACAATTCGATCAGTGGTGTTGTTGTAATAAATTCGGTATACATTGTATAGACTTGACGTATACCATTTGCCAAATAGGTGCATTTGGCTTGTTGGTTCTCCGTCGCAATTGAACCAAAATTCACATGTGAAATCTGATGTTCCAACTGTGAGTTGGCTATCTGAGGCTGGAAAATTTGCCAACGCAGCATTGGGGCCGATCTGAAGACAACCCGTCCCAAACCTCGGGTTTGCAGTATTGCGACGGATATTGCCAAAGTATTGCAGGTTGGTTCCGGTTCCAAGATTTTCGGAACCGTTGAAAAGGGCGTAAATCGCCGTTGTATAGTCCAGGGGGCTTTCACCAGTTGGTGAAATTGCAGTTGATCCCATCAAAAGCGCTGCGAAACCAATCATGTTAAGCCCCGTATTCCACTGCATCACCAAAGATATCCCAAAGATTCAAACCAACCTTTATCAAGGTGATTGTTGACCCCGGACCCCGTGTTGCATTCAAAATAGAACTCAACGTGACCCCGGATGCCGGGGTCACTACGATTTGACCGGCCCCAGCTTGGCGGATGACCATTGAGGAACCGATTGGAAACGGAACATCTCCGTTGGCAGGAATGTTTAGCGTATACGGGGCTGAAACTGAAATTCGAATGTAGTTTGAACGATCAGCCAGTGCGAGGGTCTTGGGTGTTGAGGTCGTAATCGATTGGACGGAAACAATGCGGTCATCAACCCATTCGACGCCAGTTTCAGCGGAATTTACGCGCAGAGATTTTCCAGAATTACTTGCAACTGGTGGGATGGTTGAAACAAGATCGACCAATACAAATTCATCATCTTCAACGGTAAGGAATTTACCGTTTTGCCCAAGTGTTGTGGGCAAACCAGTGCTGAAGAAATCCCAAATAGGATTGCCAAGGCTGTTGACCTGCAAAACTTTACCTGCGTCTTCCACCTCGGGATCAGGAACCGGACCACTAAGCGCGGTTGGTGTTGCCCATTCAAGGGCGGTTCCGTCAGAATTCACACGCAAGACCCGTAAAGAATCAATTGCGGTAAAAACCGGGATTTCAACAATCGCCCATTCGCCACCAACATATGTGGTTACAGAATTGGTTGTTTTGTTGAAAGCACGAAAGCCCTCAGATGGGGCAATAGTCACCCATGCCCCATTTGATCGAGCGTAAATATGATTGCTGTTTGAACCATCAGTCACGATATAAATCATACCGTTCGTTGGTGATGCCGGGAGTTCTGAAAGAATAACAACATCTTCAACAGTAAGTTGTGTCAAAATTGAAAGTTTTGACAGGTTGGAATTCATAGGAGAACCCCAACCATTTTCACCTGTGGCCCACCCTGCGGTGAGACCAATACCCGGAAGCGTATAAGTTGGCATTTGATTTTCCCCTTAACCCCAGACGTTAGACCAGCCTTCGGACCAGCCCGTAGCGTTGATCCGCACGAGGCGGCGCGCACCCATCAGACTCCGCATCCCATCACGTTCAGCGTAGAAACACACATAGCCCATGCCCCCACCACCATCGAATGCTGAAGCTGGGATAACATGACTACTACCAGTCAAACCATCATATTCAACCAAGGTATTGCCGAAAACATCGGTCACAACCAAGGTGGTGGTCTGCCCATCCTCGGGCGTCTGGTTCGGAGCGTTCCATAGAGCCATTGCCGCTTCATCGGACAGCCGGTTTCGGTTTGCCCATGTGGCCACCACCTCAGTTGGGAATGGTGCCTCGTTATATTCAGTAACCCCAAAACCGTTGCCGTCGATTTGGCAGTTTGCAGGTCTAAACGGCAAATGGGGTCTGGCCGTGATATCAAATTCGAAGGGTGTGGAACGATTGATATCGAGGCGACCAAACGCGGTTCTTGGCAGCATACGATATGTCACCCGCACCGATGGATAATACATAGTTCGATCCATTTCGCTTGTCGCGTTCGGAACAACCCAAATCGGCGTGCCGATTGGCCATTCTCGCGGAATTGTATCCCAAATTCCGCGACGAATTTCCCACTCTTGGGTTGCTCGCGTGAAAGATTCAAGCAATACGAATTCGCAGTCATTATCGAAAGAGCCGAACATCAGTATCGTTCCGGGGAATATCAGGCCGTTACCCATTTCGTCAATAATGTTTCGCGGGATTGATGTTTCAATCTCAAGCGGTAAAATCATCGGACTAAGAACGCACGGAACTGGTGGAATTCGTGCGACATTGGCAAACGATGTTCGATCACCACTGATTACGAATTCTTGACTTGACCGAATAACAATATCCGAATGTTTATTTTCGAGGTCTGCCGCGAGGGGCGAGATTACCGATCCGGGGTTGTAATCTTCAATCTGTTCATAGGTTGCCCCCATGCGAACTAGAATTGGATACGGTGTGGTGATCGCCCCGAAGACTGTAACCGGCGACGGCATTGGATTACTTTCATCCAAAAGTGCAGCCTGATCGTCTTCGTATTCAGTGTTATCGACTGAATATACGTCTTCCGTTGCGGAAACCATAATGCGACGATCACCGGGGCGACCGGGGGAAACCGACATGATACGAATAACCATATCCGCAATTCCGTCTTCGGGGTATTGCAACCTGAAGACTTGACCGGGACGAATGGTCCAGAAGCGTCGGGACAAACTCAGCGTTCCCGTCCACAAAGGATAACCCTTCTCCCGCAATTCACGTTTTGCAATATTTTTGGCAAGGCGAGCATTTCGAACACCGTAAAAGTTAAGACTCTCACTCGAAATACCAGACTGAATTGCGAGGGTGGATTGCATGGTTTCGCTAACCGAAACCTCTTCCTCGGTATCTGGATCGGTGTATGTCACAACCATCTCAGAAACCATTTCGCCCCACAAGGGGGTGCGACTATCAACCAAAACACAATCTTCTGCGGTAATGATTTCCAAATCATCGAATTCGTAATCTTCGCGCAGCAGTTTCAGAGTCCATTTCGCAGTAATAGGATCGCGATACTCAACCGCCTTAATGTGGTTAAGAATCTCTTGAGTCATTGCCTCACAATCAGTTTGTGATACCCAAGCCATTGACAACCCGAAGCGTTCGTTGAACAGCATTTCAGATGCGTATTGATATGAATCAATATCAATCATATCAGGGCTTTCACCGTTACCCCAATCTTCATTGATTTTCAATTCGTATAGCATATTCGCAGGGTTTGCGTCGGGAAGTGTCGGAGAACCTTCCCGAAGACAGTGGCCATATTCTGCCGTTTTCCACCGCAATTTGGATTCCATAACCGATGCGGAATCTGCCTCAGTGTAACCCCAAAGCAACCCATAACTCACAACACGCATGAATCGCGCACCGGGCGGAACCGCAACGGTTACGCTATCTCGGGCAGCACTGGTGAACATTCCAGAACCGGGCCGGGGAGTATTGGAATTCTGTGACCAAATCACTGGCCGCAGATTTCCAGTTTCAGGGTCAGTCTCCCCGTAATACCAGTAACCAACAATGTGACTTGAAACCACCGCAGGTTGACGGCGATAAATTGCCCTACCAGAAACAGTAATTCTTATCGTATATGTCGCTAATCCAAGATCAATCTCAGCCTCAGAAGGTCGGTGTGTGTCCGAGGATATGGGGTTACCGCTTTCATCAACTGCGATAAGTTGGTTTTCATACGCGGATTCGTTGTAACCACTATCTGTATTGCTGAAACAGTATTGATTGTTTGCTTTGGATATTCTGACAAAACCCGAAGTCACATCAGGGCGCGGGTTCGGGAAGCCGAACGAGGGTTGACCGACTGACAACGCCGCCTCATTTTCTTCATCCGTTACGCTCACCGCAACTGTCCAACCAATGTCGTTTGTTGGACCGTCAGTTCCGAGGGGCCACACCACGGCATACTGGCTATTCAGTTGCCTTGGAATTCGTGTCAAATTTACTTCAGCCGGTGGGATATATGGGTTATTCGTAATCCATTTGAAACCTGCACCATTCGACCCCCGGAAGAAGAGTGACGCGATGCCCCGATACGCGGGGGCTTCACCAACGGTCATGTCAAAACGTGCAGCCAATTCTTGCGAGGCGAGTTGTGTATAATCCCCGGAATAGCATTCGACAACCCCGCGAACACCACCCTCTTTGGTATCACCACCAAATATGTCTGGAAGATCGAGGCAAACGTCTTGGCGACCAGTGACCAAACCACACCACGCCATCTTGTCTTTGATCTTCACCCAATTGATTGCGTCAATTGGACCATGGCAAATCCCATAATGGATCGACAACTGATAGTCATAGACCTTAACACCAGAAGACTTGCTCATTCTTGTTTTTCCTTAACCATCTGTATCAATTTCTGAATTGTCATGTCGTCAACATGCTCTAATTCAGAAATAGGTATTCCATTTTTTCTGAATTCGATAAAGCGTTGCTTATCGATACCATGAAGTTCTGCAATACGCTTCGCCCCCCGAACGCAGAGACCCATAGCGGCCAAATGCTCGTAGCGGATGCGCAAATCGCTCACTTCTTACCCCCTGTGTCTGCGTCTCGATGCACAGACAGCTTATCCCAATATCCGAGGTTGTTAAGCCCCTTGATCGTCATAGTGCCCCATACCACCGGGATTGGCCGCCCAGCTTCAGCGGTGGGTGCGTCCAAATCCTTGGTTGATGGTGGTTGTTCGGTTTTGGGCTTCGGGGCAATCAAATAACCCAAAAACTGCAAAATCAAACCGACAGCAAGTTGTGCGAGGAATGGGAATGCCATGGATTCACCTCAATCGTGATTGTTTTTGCCAACGGGGTTGGTTTTGGGTATCCACGGGAACCCGCCGAAATTCGGCCCGTTTGAATGAACACTATTGCAAATCGAAATCGAACGGTTACAGCCAAGGCTAATCCGAACTTCACCACCAACAGCCAGCCCGCGTATTGGACCCGATAGAGTCAACACGTTGCCAGAAACCCGCAAGATCGTTCGGTATTCCGGCCCCATCAGACCATCCCATTCAACAATCCCACCAGAATAATAACGGGGTTCCGCACCCTCGCGCATCCAACCGCCCGACACAGTTAAACGCGAGTTGGACATTGCAACAGCAGTCGCTGATGTTGTGGCAGCGGATTTCGACGCCCGACAGCGCGGACCATAAAGCACATGCTGACAGGATCGTTGATAGTTTCGACGTAGACCGGGCCGCTTCATGCTGTTGCCCTGAAGGGTGCATTGCAGTTTGCGAATTTGACCTTCCGCCGAACTTTCGGTCACCTTTCCAATAAAAGCGATTGCATAAGCGCCCGTCTGCCAAGACGGCGGATCATCCGGGTTTTCGAAATGGGCTTCCCATATTTTCAATTTGACTTCGAAAGGTGGTGGATATGCTGAAAACAACTGACCGATAACTGTGTTTTTTGGAATGGAAATCGATATGTTCTGCGATTCTGCACGACCGCTGATCTTCAGTTCGTCACGTTCAATTGGAATTGCTGTGAAGACTGATCCATCAAAGTTTTTGTCGCTATCCGCGTTGGTATAGCGAGCAAATGAGGTTGAAAATGTTCCATATTGAAATTCATAAAGTTCATATGGGCGACCTCTGTTTTTTGAAGTTTCGTAATCAATAAACATCATTCGACCTCACTGATAGGCAATGCTCGCATTACCAGTTTTGTTTTTGCCACGTCCTTGGTCATAAACTCGAATTGAAAACTATCGCTAAACGACCGCCGAAGAAGCAACCAATACACGCGAGTTGTATTCATGTCAAACTTTGACCCGACCGAGGATGCGAGGGTAAGCGCTGTGCTTCCAACGCCAATGTTGAAAGCATTTACCCGGCGAATTGTAAAGGTTTCATCTGCGAACACGAATAGCAAGTAACGGTGCATACCTGAATCGCGCTGTGCGCTGTGATGATCCCCATCAATGCTGAGTGTCGCGGTTGTGCGCGCAGAGTTGGTAAGCGGTATGATTTCACGTTCATACGCAGGATACCAGAATGGATTTCTGCGACCCATCATTCGGGATACCATTCCAAACATGTCATGTGTGGCTTCAGCATCCATACCATAAATATCGATACGGGTAGTGGTTTCTGCCAAAGCGTTATTTTCCACTCGGATTTTTCTTCCGAAATCAAAATCGATTTCTTCCATCGCCCGCGAGAACGTGAGTTCCATGCCATCCAACCAGTTCGGACGCTTAAACATCACCTCTCTGGACAGATAGCTTGATTGTGCTGTTCCGCTTTCATGGTCAAGCTGATCCCCAAAAACATCGAAGCTGATCTTCCCCGAGGTGACATTTGAGGTCGGCAGGTTCACCTTCGTTCGATTTGAAATGAAACCCTTAACCGCACGGTAAATTTTAGGATTTATCATCTGAACCGGGATGGGTGAATTCAGTGTCACAATCCCACCAGATATGTTTACAATTCGACGCAAATATAAATAGTTAACGAATTCAACAATCACCCAATCATTGACCTTCAGCCATTGCGTTTCTGCCAATGGAAAAGTGGTGCCCGCAGCAAGGATCGTGCCCGAAGAAACAGACTGCGACCATGGCAAACCAATCCACCATTCCGCGTTCGGCTTTGACAGCAGATCAGCCCTAAACTGCCTAGCTAACGCATCCGCAGCAACGAAAGAAAACTCAAGAGTGGCGCGGGGTCGATCCCGAACCGCCTCCCGTTCCTCATTGCCTGCGCGGAAAGTTCGAATATCCGTCAAATATTCGAACTCAAATGTGACCCCGCCATTCCAATTTGGCGTAACTGGAATGATATTTTCGTCTCTGATTTTGGCGTGACTAATCATGAAAGAGCCTGTTTGATTTGGGGGGCAATCAGTTTGATTTGGTTTACAAACATGCGCTTACCACTATCGGTTTTAAGTGCGGCCTCAAGCAACTGTTCTGCATCAATCGCGTTAATAATGGTCATGCCACCATCCGCCGAACCCGATTGTGACTTTTCACCGCCACTTGTATTCCAAGCATGGCGAGGGTCAGAGGTCGGAATAACCTCTTCATCTGCCTCAATGATCGCAGCCATTTCACCTTGCCGCAAACCCGGCAACTTGCCGGAATGGAAGCGTTGAGCATTGTTGAATACAGCCGGATCAACGCGGCGCGACATATTGCCAACCCGCTGGCCGGGGCCTTTCCCTGAGTGGAAAACACCACCAGTTATTGCAGAAAGACCCTTCATAATCATACCACCAAAACCACCGGAACCACCACTGCCCTGTAGCGCGTTCAACAGTGCTTGCTGGACGATCATTTTACCGATTTCAATCAGGAAATCCGAGGCGAAGGACAAGAAGGCATCCCTGAACGATTCCCATGCGTTTTCACCATTAGCAATTGCTTTTGCCATTTCGCTGAAAGCATCGCTGAGTCCAGACGCCCACTTCTGGTTAATTTGTTCAGCAGTCAACAGGGCTTCTTTGCCCGTCTCCCTAAGTTGCAGTCGAGTCGCCTCAAGTTGAGCGATTGCGCCCGCAGCTTCAGGACCACCCGTTGCTTTCCAAAATGCGATGAAATTATCAATTGCCGTTTCAAGCTGGGTGTTGATTCCAGTCAGTTGCCCATTGATTTCTTCGACTTTATCGGTATTGCCCTTTCCCTGATGGAACTCGCGCTGTTCGATAAGAGCATTTCTTTCAGTTTCAAGCTGATTTATACGCTCTTGATGTTCTTTGATCTTCTCTTGTCGCTGTTCATCCTGCGTCTTTTGATTCTGCATATCATACAGAACGCCGTATTGCTCACGAAGATTCGCCAGTTCTTCCGCGCTAATTTCACCGTGCTTTTTGCGGAACTGATTGATCCGCTCAACGATAAACGCTTCGCGCTCTTGCTCGTTTGCGCGGAGTCGCGCAACGTCAAGACTCTGATCCAACGATTCGTATTCGTCAGCCCGAGACTCAGCCGCTTTTCGCGCCTCCTTTTCTGCAATCTTTGCGCGCTCTTCAATGGCGTCCTGATAGGGTTCCGAGGATGCGGCCCCACCACGTTCAAAGATAGCAGCCTCTTCACCTCGCCGCGCGTTGTTTACACTTCCGGGCCGAATTTCACCACGAATTGCTGCCGCGATTTCAGATGCAGTTCCGGTTTTGACAACATTCATGATACGATCAGGGATCGTTCCATAATTATGTGCGAGGCTCAGAAGCACCTCGCGCTGTTCATCACCAAAGGAGTCCCAACGCTGTTGACCAATTTTACCGACAATATCTGACATGTAGGTGTTGATGCGGCGCATCAAATCCGCCTCAGCGTCGGCCCTATCGATGGTTTCATTTTGCTGAACTCTGCGAACAGCGCCCGTGTTCGCATCGGTTACGGTATCTGACCCGTAACCGACTCGCCATGCGCTGAAACCACCTGTTTCTTTTTGGTCGGCATATGCTTTTCCGCGATAATCCTCATATGCCCGGATCATCCAACCGAGGCCACTTTCGGCCCATTTTCCGAAACGCTCGCTATCCTTCAAATCATCAGGGACGCGGCTTCCGTATTCGCCACCGATTACATTTTTGAAAACACCGCCGAGGCCGGGGATATTGTTCATCCACGACAACGCCTGTGAAAGCGCGTCAATGGAGCCATCATCTGCAAGTGCCTTGAAGGCCGCTGCGATTTCTGGAACTTTATTTTTCAAAGCATCCAAGGCAGTCAGCATTTCGCGAATGCTCACCTCACCACCGTCAAAAGGTGATTTTATCACCTTATCCAGATCAGTGAATCCCTCTTCAAATGCGCCAGCTTCTTCCAGCGCCTTTTCCAGAGGTAGGATCAGTTGGGTTTCAACCTGATCCTTGAAGTTTTCGAGTTGATCGGACGTTCCGTTTACACCGTCTGCGGCCTCTTCAATTGTCATGCTGAAGCGGCTGGTGATACTGTCAGCATCAGCCATATTGAAACCGAGACGTTGTAAAACGTCAGAAATTACGCTTACATTTTCACCAGTGTCAACAACCGTTTGAAGTGCGCGTTCAATGTTCGCCAACTTGGTTCTAGCGTCACCATCTGGGATCATTTGGCTGAACGTGCGAAGACTCGAAATCAACTCCATGATTTCATCGCGACTTGCGGCGTTAAGATCATACATGACCTTCTGCCAGTCTTTTTGCAGCTTAGTTGCTACATCATCCGGCACACCAAATTGTTGGGCAAGGTCACGGGCAGTCGATACGACCACGTTTGAACCACGCGCAGAACCTTCATTGAATGAATGCCAAAGTTCTGACCAAAAGCCATCAGCCATATCAGAACCACCGCGAATTTTATCCAATTCTGCGATTGCATTTTCAAAAGCCGAAACGTCAACATCGTATTGTTCTCGCAATTCCAAAGTGTCGCGAGAATTAAGAGCCTGAACCCAATCGTAAGTCTTACCTTTCGCGTCTTCATATTGCTGAAGAATTCGATCCATAATCCTTTCATGTTGTGCCTGTGCCTGAACGATTTGATCGACACCATCAGACCATGACGAAAACAGACCAATTACCTGTGAGCCGATAATAAGCGCTGCGGTCAAAGGGCCGAGGGTGAGCAGTGCCACGCCCAGCCCCCGAGCGGCCACACCAGCGGCCCCCATGGCTGTAGCGGACGACCAAAGGGCAGTATTGAACAACATGAAGGCCGAAGGGGCGCGGGCAAGTGTGAGCAAGGTTGACCCCAGCGCAAGACCAAGGGGTGCAAGTGCAAGCATCCAGCGTTGGAACACTGCGGCAATGCCGATGGTCATAACCAACTTCAAGACCTTAACGATAGATTCAAAGTTTTCTATAAGTGTCGGCACGAATTCAATCACTTCACCCATTGCCGCACCAATGGCAAGGAAGAATTCAACACCCTCTTTTGTATTCGCAAACTCATTGAGTCTTTGCATCGCGTCCGTCATGGCGTCAATCATACCACCACGACCAATGAGAACACGGGATTGGAACATCGTATTTTGCAGACGACCCCATTCTGCGGTGAAGCTGCGCAAAGAATTAGGCAATTGTTGGCCGAAAACACGATCCAATTCAGCGGCGATTTTCAGCATATTTTCCTCAGTGGAAAATACCTTACCCTTCTTCATAAGATCATCAAGTTCAGAGATGGTCAGACCCAAGGCATCAGCAACAATTCTAACAGCGCCGGGAAGACGCTCGCCAAGCTGTTGACGCAATTCTTCGGCGCCGATTTTGGATTTACCAATCATCTGACTCAGAGCAAGGAACGTCCCTTGCAGGTCTTCCAACGACAACTTGTTAACACGACCAGCTTCGGCAACAGAAAGAAAGATTGTTCGAATTGAATCGTCACTGAAACCAGATGCCGCCGCCCCAACTGCAAATTTAGTATATTCCTGCGAAAGAACACCAAATTCAATACCGATGCGTTGGGCTTGCCGTCTGATCCAGTCAAGTTCAACACCCATTCGGGATTGATTACCTTCAAATACCACACCGAGGCGCGAAATCGCGGCCTCTTGCGTCATAAACGCCTCGCTAACAGATTGAATTCCACGGGCGACACCGTAAAGACCCGCGTATGCGGCAATCAAAGACAGAACTTGACCACGAATTCGTTGATAAAGATTAAGTGCGGTTCTGCCGTCCTGATTGTGTTTACGCCAAACATCAAAAACATTCGCCCGAAGTGAACCCGAAGCAACTCCAACCTCACGAATTTTCATCGTGAGTTGGCGAGCATCATTTTCAGCAGCACCCATTGCCTGTGCCAAAGCGCGGATATCTGCCTTCAATTTCGCGCGCCCACCATCACCACGGGAAATCGCAGCATTCAGTTCGCTGATTTCTTTTTTGAATGTGGCTGAATCATCTTGCGTGCGACGAAGTTCGTCATTGAGTTTACGCAGTTTCGCAGCATCTTCCGATCCAGTGAAACCACCGCCGCCATCGGAATAGCGGGCTGCGCGCGAAAGAACGTCTGCCGTTTGATTGTATCTTGCCGTCAGTCGGGCAAGGCGCTTTTCCAGATCGTCAACACTTTGACCAATCGCACCAAAGCCTTGGCGTTTTGCCGCAGATTGCAACTCATTGAGTGCAGCAGTTGATTTTTCAACGGATGACGTTCCACGATCAATCGAATTGGAAAGCGCCCGGTTTTCAGAATCCAGTTTTTGAATTTCAGACTGTGCAATCTGAATTTCAGCGTTTTTTTCAGATAATGCGTGTTCGTTTTTCGAAATCGATGCTGTAAGTCGGTCGTGAGCAACACTCGCAACACCCAGCTTTTGCGAGTGTTCCGCAATTTGAGCCTGCGCCTGTGCCAGTTTGGTTCTCAGCGTTCCGAGGTTATCGACGCTGACCATTTGGCGGCTGATTTCACGGGTGGCCTGCACCTGCTGGGCAAGGTTGCGACTCGAGTCCTGTTGCGCACGCTTGGCTGCGTCCCGCAAGGTCTCAACGCGCTGAATCTCACGGTCATAGGCCACAAGGCGTGCGCGCACAGCCCCTTCATCCTCTTGGAAGCTGCGTGTGGCCATTTTAGCCCAAGGGTCGTCTGTGGTCGCGGCGATGCGGCCAACACGCTCGCTGCGGGAGGTCATACCCGCAGCACCAGTCAAGGCGCGACGTTCAGCCTCTCGCGCAGCCCGAAGCTGAGAAATTCGGTCAACCAAAACATCAGTTGTGCGGATAGCGCGTTGATCTGCGGCTTCAGCGTCCCGCTGCGCCTGTGTTGATTTTTCGAGGTCGGCGCGACTCTTGGCGAGGGCGGTTTCTCGTTTTTGGATTTCAGCAGTCAGATCGCGACTCTGTTCCTCAGCCGAAGCCATGACCTTTGTGTGGGTCGCGATAGCGCGGCTAGTTTCAGTGAGTGCTTTCTTTTCGTCGGAAATCGATTGACGCAAAGCATCACGACTCTGCCGGGAACTTTCAATTGCAGCTTTCGAACGCAAAAGCTGATCGGAATTCGTAGTGAGGGCAGATCGGTTATCCGCCAATTCTTGCGTCATTTTTGCAAGAGAATCCGCGATGATCTGATAATTTCGATTCACACCAATCTGACCAGCAGTTTTGGCCATTGTGGTTTGAAGCTGGCTCACCGACTTTACAGCGCTATCCAGTTTTCCACGCAAAGGGGTCAAAGCGCGACCAACATCGTCGGTGCCGTTCGCGTATTGACCAAGGGCCTGCGCCACCTTGGCGATGACCTTAGAAGCCTCGTCACGGGCGCGGATCGTCAGCCGAACATCGCGGGAATTTGCCATGGTGGAACCCTCTCACAGTGCTGTTCCTGTTTAACACTGTAAGAGGGTTAGGCGCTAGTCTGATAGTTCCTTCAGGGTCTTCTTCAACTCACGAGTTGATCGTTTATCCCCGAGTATGGAACCACCAATCATGTGAATGATTTGGCCAAACATTCGGATTTGCCGGTTAACCACATGCGAATGTAAATCCGAATAATCCCAAAGAATACCCAATCCATAATTTTCTGGATCAGTATGGCCGTTGGAAATCAGAAACGCAACAGTTCGCCAGATTGAAGTTACGAAGTCGTTTCGCGCCTCTTCCGAAGTTCGACCTCTAGGGCGCTGTTGATTTCCCTCGCCGCGCCCGTCACGAGTTCCAGAAGGTTTCCCAATCCACCAATGCGCGAAAGAGAATGTGCAACCAAGCGGGCAGTCAGCAGAGCAAAATCTTCTGCGGAAAGTTCACGAATTGCTGCGAGGTCTTCATCATCACCGCCCGCACACATGTTGATGCAGTGTGCGCAAAGATCAGGAAGGGTCGCGATAAGATCACTGTAAGTTTGCGGATCAGTGAACAAAACCTCAATGGGTTTTCCAGCCTGAACATGGTTGATGATCCGTGTGGTGAGTTCCACGGTTTCAAGATCGAAAACCTTGACCAGTTCAGAAATATCAAGGGCGGTGATTGGTCGCAAATGCAACACCTCACCGCCCCTGAGAGTAACATCGACGCGCGGTGCGCGTTTCAAACCAAGTTTGGACATGGGCGCTTCTCCTAAATCGCCCATGCACCTTAGATCGCCGGGGGTTCCCGGTCAATCCTTACGCGGTGACCGGCGCACCGTCGATATAGATCGCGGCCATGTTGCCGCGCTTCATGGGCTTCAGGTTGAAGACCATTTGCCGCCAAGTGTCACCCTTCAGATCGAAATCACCATTCGGGGAGATTTCCATCCACGGCAAGAGGAACGTGCGGTTTTCACCAGCAGGGTTGTCTTCCACATACCGCAGGCGACCCTTGACCGGCTGGGAACCCGAGATGATCCGATCACGGGTCGAAGCAACCGGCGTATAGTTGACGCGAAGATTGGTGCCCGCGAGGATCGCCCCACCCGGAACAACGTAAATGCGACCCGTGACCGGATCGATTTCGTAATCGTCATCCACATCATAAGTGGTGGGGGTCGGCGTTGCATCGTTGGAAACGACAACGGAACCAATGCCGCGAACACCTTGGGGATTGGTGGGCGTGATGCCGATCTGGTAGAAAAGACCCGGCAAAACGCCGTCGATTTCTTCCCCGACAACGGCGACAGCGGATTGCACAACGGAAATCTTCTGACCCAAAAAGAACATCGCCATATTTTCGGGCGAAATATCGTCAAGGGTCAGACTGCCCGAACGATTGACCGACAAGGTGACCGACGCATCAAGTTCGTTGATGCCACCATCGGAACTGAAATGGTCGAGGGCCGTCGATTCCACGTTCAACGTGAAACCCGGCGAATTGCCGACATACATTTCACCAGCCTGATCGAAAATATCGAAGCTGGTTTCACGGGCGAGGAAGAGTTTCCCCCGACCAACGGTATAGTTGTTCAAATGATCGGCCATGGGTCGTTCTCCTGAAGTTTCTGGCTACCCACACCTTATAGCGGGTTTTGTGCGATGACGCGAGGGCTTTTCAAATCCTCGGTGATGTTAAGATACAATGGGAGCCAGAAGTAGGTAAAGCGCGAATGGTCACCGGAACCGCGAACAGTCTCAGAACCAATGTGCATATTTGAAATGTTGTTTCGATTGTTCCGCTCTTTTTGTGCGCTTGGCCCGAGATTCAAAATATTGCTCACCGCCATTGCGCCCCGTGGAGTTTCAACCAATTCCACCAGTGCCGCCTTGATATCTGCGCACATTTCATACGCAAAAAAAGTTGGCTTATCCATTGAGTCAGGTAACATACCTTGAATGAAAATCGTCCACTGGTAGGTTCTGAGTTGGGAATTCTGTGGCGGTGGTGGAATTTCAACAGGTTTCGGGGGTTCAATAAAACTGATTACCCGGCGACGAACTTCATCATCACCGAAACCCTCACGACCCCACTCAACCGTTCCGGGGTCAAATTGGCTACCAGCCATTCGGTTTTTCAAATACAATTCCAAGCCAAAAAGAATTGCACTTTTCAGAGTCACGGAATCACCGATTTCAATTGTCATGGTTTAATTTTCCTTGCGATGTGATGTTGAAATCGCGCTTCTAAACGATCCGCGATTTTTGTTTCGTTGTTGTCTTGCTGAAGCCAATTGCGAAAAACCTGATAAACTGATGGGCCGTATACCGCCCACAAATCAGGATTGCTTAGTTGCTTTGGCTTATATGCGTTATTCGGCTTACCGTCAGATCGCACGATCAAGCCGCGATTTCCAGAACGCAAATTCATAAAAAAGGCTTTTCGGATAAGTTTGGCCCGAACGCCTTTTCTGACATGAACCATTATGCCTTGACTTAATGCTGAGTCCATTGCAAATCTTGCGAGGCTGGTTGGTTCGCTTCTCGCGAACAGTCGAGCCTCAAGATCACCATTTGAGGCGAATTTACTTACAGAAAAACGGTCGTCACGATCAAGATATCCAGATGGAAAGTTGATCGTATCATTCATAAATTTCTTTGAATTTGAGTATGCAAAACGAATAGTATCGTTGATCGCCATTCTAGCACAATCAACGATAACCTTTTCATATTGCTTTCCATATTGGCTAATGGCGTCATCAACGCCATCTAGCCTTATTTTCAAATCAAACATCAGGATACACCGGCCAACCAATCATGTCTTGCGGTAGCAGTTCTATCACCTTAGCGTTCTGGGTCTGATCGTCCTTTGGGAAAACCGAGTCAATTCGATATCCACGCCCGTATTCTGTCAAAAAATACAAACCACGAATGGGCGTAAATCCAGAAGCACCCTCAACCCAGAAAACAGCAACCGGCGAGTTATCCTCAACCTCAGCGTAATGATAACTCGTCCCTGCGAGGTCACCATGGCTGAGGAATTTTTCATGGACACGAACTTGAATTTGTGTCAGATCAACGGGCAATGGTCCAATTACAGGGTCACCATTTCCGTCTAGGATCGGATTTCCATCGTCATCAAGCAAAGGCCCCTCTTCAGGTGGCCAACTGAAAACGACTGCGCCGTCCCCCATTGTTTGATGGAGAACGGCGCGACCGATCC